TTTGTTTCCACGGTGCAGCACGTACTATGGTAGGTGGTGAAGTTGTGGGTGGTTTTTACGTAAACTCAGGTGGTACTACATTCGGTACTTCTACTTATGACTTGAGACAGATTCGAGATTTGTCTAACTCAATTTTGGGCGGAGGAACAACTACCGTAAATACCCAGTTCTATCCTGATGGTCCAGATATCTTGACCGTTGTAGTACAGGCTTTGACTACAGGTACTTCTAGTGTATTCGGACGTTTATCTTGGACTGAAGCTCAAGCATAATATAAAATGAAAAGTTCGGTGTTAGTCATATCATTCACAACGATTTGCGCATTTATCGGCAGTTATTTCTTAGATCTAACTGCCGACAATGCTGAACAATACCTAACTGTAATTGGTGTTGTTATTATTGACGGGTTTTTCGGAATGTGGGCAGGTACTAAATTAGAAGGATTCCAAACCAAGAAAGCAATTCGTGTACTTAAAACAGCAGTAACTTGGATTTTACTTTTGACTGGTGTACTTATGGTAGAAAAAAGCTTCCAAGGTACAGGATGGTTAAGTGAAACTGTAATTGCTCCTTTTGTAGTATTCCAACTTCTAAGTGCAGTAAAGAACGCAGCACGTGCTGGCCTAATTAAGAACGAGTTACTACAGTATATTCTAGAAAAAATAGACAAACATAAAGTAAATGAGAAACAAAATTGAGGCTGCTATTATAGGGATTCTTTTATTAATTGTTTGTTTCTTAGTGTGGGAACGTCAGGCGTTTCCTAGTACATCTACAGGATATGAAGGAAAATTAGTTCCTTATATAGATTCCATAGATAAAAGAAACAAACTATTATTTAGTAAAATTGATTCTCTTCAGAAAGAAAAAGTAACTTTGTATAAAGAATACACTAAAGTTAAATTAAAGTATGACACTATTCAGATTGCTCTTGACACTATGCCTGATCTTGAAGGCACAAAGCTCCTACTCACAATCTCTAGACAGCTTACCGCTAAAGGAGTTGAATAAAGAGTTTATTAAAGGAATACAAGCGAGGGAGAAAGTTGCCTCGTTAAATAAGATTATTAAAACAGATAGTATCATTATTAGAAACTACAGAGACTCTATTGTCCCTGACCTTGAGTGGGCATTAGACACCACAGAATCAGAGTTATATATGTACTATGATTTGTATAATGAGAGTGAAACTAAACTCTCTTTTTATCAAAAAGGTTTTTGGGGATCAATAGCCCTTGTTGTTTTGTTGGTTATTTTTAATTAGTTTTGATTATCTTAGTTTATTGTTAAAAGATGAAAGCTGTTTTAGAATTTGATTTACCTGAAGAGGAAAGACTTTTTAGAGACGCTATCGACGGTTCTAAGTGGAAATATGTTGTTTGGCAAATCGAACACCACCTCCGCACAGAATTAAAGTATAACGAATCTTTGCCTCCTGATGCTCATCAATATCTTTCTAAAACTAGAGACACTCTTTATCAATACATAAACCAGGAAAATTTAGAACTAGATTAACCATGACCATTGAAGAACTAGAATCTGAAATAAACAGATTTTTTCTGGAATCAGAGAAAGAGGTAGACGAAAAAGGCATAAGACACAAAGGAGTTTATCCTAATGCTGTTATTATGACTAATGAACACTATAAAAATTTCTTAAAAGAACTTTTTCATACCGAAAGTTCAGATGATATTCCTGAGGGTGTATTTATTAGTTCTGTCTGTGGATTGAAAGTAATTTTTTCAGAGGATATAGAAAAGCCTAGAGTAATTAAGATGGTAAAGACCTAACTTTGTATAATACTTGGGGATGCATTGGAATCGACAGTATTGATTGGGTTTAATGTTCACGCAGAGAGATGGTACTGTTCTCTATAATCACGTATCAAACTAATTAAACGGCAACGTAGAATTATCTGAAATGACTTTTGAGAGTGCTATTGAATTCGTGAACGAATATCAAATGGCAGCCTAAGTCACGGGGAGTCATCCCTTGGAACAGAAAATGGCACATGAGTAAACGGTTCCTGGACCTAAACCAGGTGGTGGAATCTGACTTCGGTCAACCCTTACGGTGCAGACCATTTCGTTGACTTCAACGATATGGTTAGTACTAAGCGTGTAAGAGGCATTAAATTGCGACTTTATCTGGACAGGGGTTCGAGACCCCTCATCTCCACAAAAGAAAACCCGACTTTTTACGGTCGGGTTTTTTTGTAACAGGTAAGTAAAAAGAATTAGACAGTTGGTCCGCCTGTAATTTCGTAGAATCTTGTAATTTCTTCTGGCTTATTAATAGTAACTACAATAGGCTCAGAGGTAATCTCGAACTTAGAAACCTTTACAGGAGTTTTCTGTTTGGTTTTAGGATCAATTTTGTATTGATAATCTACTGGGTTAAGTTTATCTGCGTTACCTTTAAGTACTACAGCTAAACCTTCCTTACTTGGGTAAGTCAACAACACAGAATCAATGTCAAATGAATAACCGTATTCTGATGCTCCTTCTTGTCCTTCTTCAGGGGTAGAGGTATAATAAAATAAATTCATATCTTTTACCAAATTAAAACAATGTCCATTTCTCTTAAAAGGAATTTCTGACTTCCTTCTACTTCTACTACTTCAGCATTTACGATAGTGCTAGCAGAGATGTAAACCTTATCCTCAGCTTTAATATCAGTTACAGCTTCGCCTACTGCAAAAACCTCTAACTCGGTCATCGCTTGAATTTCTCTAAGCAAAACTTCACGTTGTGCTTCTTCTCCTAGATGGAGGCCTAAGTCTTTACGAGGGGGGCAAGTCAACAATACCCTAGAACCTCTTAGTTTAAATGTACTCATTGGTTTTTTATTTGTTTATTTTAATTACTTCGATGTCATTCTCCATTAGCAGTTTAAGCCCTTTATCGTCTCTGTAGTCATTCAGATAGATAAAAGTTGTTATACCACTTTGGATAATTAATTTAGCGCAATGTATACAGCAAGAGTGCGTACAGTACATTGTACTGTCTTCTGTACTAATAGGAGACTTACATGCTTTTGTAATAGCATTTGATTCGGCATGTAATACGTGTTCAAATGTAACATCATTCTCTTCACAGATATTTGGCATACCGCTAGGTGTACCATTATAACCAAAAGAAATAATGTTCCCATTTTTAACAATTAATGAGCCTACATTTAGTCTTTGACAGTACGATTCTTGTGCTACTCTTTGCACTATATCCAAGTATAGGGAAACCTTTTCTTTTGATTTCCCTATATCTTTTTTAAAGTCTATAACTGTAGTTTGCATTATTTTTTTAGTTTCCAGTTGATCCTTCAAATCTATAAATTTCTTTTGATAAATCCACGTTTATCCCATTTAAACTTACGGGATGACTTACTTGGTAATAGTTTTCTGACAACTCGTTAAGTCTATTATCACGAAACGCTTGTATATCCTTATGATACAAAGAGTTTACTCTAAATAGATACATTCGATGGCCATCATCTACGTCATACCAATCAGTGAAACTATCAAAGTTTACAATCTTCTTTTCGAACTCACTAAAGAACTTAACTTTAACATTAAATAAAAAGAATAGGCAGTTTTCAAATTTACTACGATACCCATAATCGTCTAGGTAAACCCCCTTAAATCCAAAAGAATTTAAAATAGCTATATTATCTTTACTAAAAATAATAGGTACAAGTATTCTAGTCGCTTCATTAGTAAATATTTTAGAACTACTCATATTAGATTCTTCTAACACCTTTGTTTATGTAGTCCTTCATAGGACAGGACCATAGATCATTTTCTGTATGCCATTTGTACAGTTCTATGGCATGCTTAAATCCGTCAAGATGGCGTCCTCTTACCTCTCCCCCAAATTCACCGATATGCAGAGTCTCAGGGCTTACCTCATAAATAAGAGGATTACCTGGAAAGTCTTGGTTCTCTACAATGAATCTAAATGGAAGAATAGAAGTTGCTCCGAATCTTTCTTTAATGTCGATAGAGTTAAGTGCTTTTGTGTAGAATGCAGCTTGGATGTCGTATCTTAATTTATAGAAAGCAGAGTCCCACGAATTAGTTGAGAAGGAACTTGTTTTAATGTCTACAGGTATTAGCTCATCAGTAAACTTGTCTACAAATACTTTGTCTAAGAGACCTTTGCACTCAACCCCTTCATATGTAAAGTCTACAGGTACTTGGTTGAACACAGTGTATCTTCCTGAATCAGGTACAAAATACTCTCGTGTAAAGTCATTAGTCTGAAAACTATCTATGATAGCTAGCATTTTGTCAAACTGTGCTCTTGTGATAACTCTTTTGGTTTCCCCCTCAACTAATACATCATAGTAAGGTTTACCTTCTTCTGTAAATCTTTCTCTTACTTTCTGTATAGTGTCACGTTTGAATCCCGCTTTTTCGTAGGCAATTTGTTCTGCATTGCTTTCGTTTCTGTGAGCAAATAAATACCAAACAAAATCACCCATCTGACCTGTAGGCTTTTCTATGTCTGTTACAAGGAAGTTTTCTTTAAATACTTTCTTCCCTTGAGTCAATAGAATGTCTACTCCGTCTCCGATAGTGAGGGTTTGTTTTGGTTCGTCAAATTCTGAATCTCCAGAATAGTTTAAATAGTACTGAGGGTGAATCAAGAGTCGTTTTAATTTACTCTGACTCACGGCAGTACTTTGGCTGTAAGTTTCGTCTAGTATCATTTCATTTATTATTTTAAAAATTCAAACTGTATGTTCCAATAAAACCACCCAATATGGATAGAGAACTTTTCCTGAGCTTTAGTTCTGCTTATGTTTAACATAGGAAATACATAAAAGAAAAGAAAGGGGGAGTCTCTTTGTCCCCACTTTCGTTTGTAAAAATTATACTTATTTATTCTGATTCTCATAACGGTCATCAAATTGTGGTTTTTCCCTCATGATATACTCAATAAACATAGCATTACACATTACGTGACTAATGTGGCTTAAACCTGATTCAGGATCAGTGTCTTCACCATTAAGAAAAGCAAACAGATGCCTCATTAAAGACTCACTTACTTGTGTAATAGGCATACCCTTCTTCCAGTTATGCTTATCGTATTTCCTAGCACCCATTTCAAGTACTTTAACAAGACCTTCTAGTGACTTAAAGTCAACTAGAGACCATTGTAGTTTACCGTCATTATACCTAAGAGCTTGTACAGAATCTTTTGTGAAGCTCTCAACTTCTTTTTCTATCTCTAGTCTAATTGTTTTATCCTCCATAGTTGGTTAATTTAATTCTGGTATGCGTGCGTCTAGAATTGTATTGGCAAACTCTAGTACGTCTTTAATAAATTTGTTAAGTTCTTCTTTTTTGGCCTTAGATAAAGACATAGCTACCTTTGTAAATTTTCCTTGAAACTCTATCTCTTCTGAGAAAAATTTATCTTTAAGTACACTCATTACCTCATCCTTAGTGTAAGTTTCTCCTGACAGTTCTTCAAATCTCTGTTTAATTACAGGAAGAATCATCCCATAGAAATAAGCTAACTGCTTATTAGTCTTCTTTGATTCTACCTTTGTTAAACAGATTTCAACATCTGCATCATTCTCCCCATTAAGTAATTCTTGGAAATAAGATTGCATTAATTCTTTATCTGCTCGAATATAAATATTTCCATCAATATTTAAAACAAGTCTTCCAGGTAAATAAATTCTATTTATTGCCATAAATTAATCTTTTATATCTAATTTTTCTAATTCTTCTAGCAATCTAAAAGCACGTTCTTCCTCATCGTCAACAAGTTTTTCATTAACATATTTTCCTTTAAAGGCATCTTCTATCTGTTTGATAAAGAAGGAGTTACTCGCTTTTGCATTACTAGCAGCTTTCTTTAAATCAGAACTTAGAAACTCTCTGACCCACTGGTATTGGATATTAAGGGCCTTTGCTAATATATAGGCCCTTCTTATATCCTTTAATTGTTGAGTTTTATCAACTTTCATTTTCTTTTACACTATTCTCGTACACTTTTTTTAATTCTGTTGCTTCTGATTCGGATAATACCCAATCTGCTCTAGTAAATTCTTGATAGACTGCTTCTAAGGATTCAAAATATCCTTCTTCAATCTCATAAATAACTTGATCCCAGAATGACTCTGGGTTATTTTTTGCTTCGTATTTTCTGTATGTCATTTCATTATCTTCTAAGTACCCATCAGTGTCGATTTCAAACTCTCCTGCAAAATCCATCCCTGACTCTGCATAGTTACCAGCACACCTTACTTTATATTTTTTACAGAGACTAGAGAACAATGGTAACATCGGACTCCATGCGCTATCTCCTTGAATAGTTAGGTTATCGTCCTCTTCATTGTATTGGAAGTTACACTCAAACCATTTACTACCATACTCTTCATATACATCAAAGTTGGATGTGGGTTGTTTTTTAAATAACAACTCATGAGTGTTGGACCCATTTAACCAAACTACATCTTGTTTGTATCCTGGAACAGGTAATCCTTTATCTAGATAGTCTTCTTTTAGTTGTTGCTTACTGATTCTTTCTAGTCGTTTATTTAGTTTATGCAAAGAACTAGGATCTCCTATAAACTCTACAAAATTGTAACAATGATTTGCCATTATATTAGATTATATTAGGGTTTATTTTAGCTTCAAAATGTTTTACTTTTTTTGTGTCTGACTTTACTGATGATTGTCTCTCGTGTCTTTCGTTCCACTTGGTACCTCTTAGATGCTCGTTATGTTCTTGAAGCTTTCTACGGGTCCTAGTGATTAAGTCAGACGATACGAGTTTCCCCTTGGCTAATGCTTTAAGGAAATCTATAGCAGAACCTTTAATTAAGTTAGGATAGAACTCATGATAATAAGTAGCCACTAGAATCATATCATCATCTTTAGTTCTACTATATTTAGTAAGTAACTTGGTAACATTCTCCGTTACATCATGATCGAAATATTCTAAGTCATCATTAATATCCATTATGTTCTCCTTCTCTTTGTTCTGCTATAAAGTTTGCCTCCTCGTCTCGCAGGTGGTCAAATGCTGGATCGTCATCGTAGTCGACTGTATCTTCTTCGGACAGGTTAGTTAAAACTAACTCTCCATCTACAAACAATTCTTCAGTAGGTTCTTCTCCATTATCTGCCGCAGACATAAGTTCTGAGGTATCATAGATAGCTTCAGTATAAGCATTCTCTACCTCATCAATCTCGTTGTTTTCGTAAAGCTCTTTAGCAATACGTTTTGCGTCATTTAAACTATCTGCTTCAATAGTTGCTGTAGTACGATACCAGATAGTATGTTTAGTATCGAATTCAATCTTAAACGTTCCCATATTATTCAGCTGCTATTGCGATAAAGTAGTAAGAACCTGGAGTTTCTTTGTCTGCTTTCTTGTAACTAATCTCAGACACTAGTGTGCTACTATTAGTAAGCTTCTTAGTAATGTGTACATAGGTCTTAGTCTTGTGCTCTTCTGTATACTTACGACCGATGTTAATAGCATCTATCTGAAACTCACTACTGCCGATTACATCCCCATCAAACAACTGTACTTCATAGATTGTCTTCCAAACACGATTACCTTTCTGCGGTGTAGTTGCAACTTGAGTCTTAATCTTGTTTGTGTTAACTACTGGCTTTGACGTACAGATACCTGCAGCATTGCCCCACTTAGTAATCTTGTTTTTGTCATACAGCCATTCCGCAAAATCCCCAAGACTTTTGCCTGAGGATAAATACTCTTGAGTCATATCAACAAAACCTTGAGTTGTACTAATGGTTCCGTTGTATGCATCATTACCGTATTCGTAAGTTGCTTCTTCTACTGCATTGTTATATGCCTCTCTCATTGAGGCTCCTCTTGATCTTACTTCAATTAATTGTGCTCCCATAATTTTTTGTTTTATTTTATTTTTTCCAATGTTTAGCGATACATGGATCGGCCTTTAGTGGCACACGTTTACAAAATAAAGAACCTGCTTTAACCATAGCAGATTCTAAAGCATTAGCAACTTCTTCTTGTAGGGACTCTGGGCATTCTACTAAGTTTTCGTCATGGACTGTATTGACAAACTTTACTGTGAATAGTTTGTCTTCTTTAAGTAGGTAGTCTTCCCAAAAATAAACACAAGACAGCTTTGTAATCTCTGCACTTTCTCCCTGAATAGGATAGTTCAAAGACATGCGTTCTATATCTCCTTTCTTTCGGAAATACTTACTGATTTTATCTTTCAGTTTAGAATAAGTAACTGTAAGTTGCTCTTTGTGTTTTTTGTAAGTGTCCCAGAAACCAGGTTCTGTTACTGTTTTTTTCATTTCAAGATAATCTTCGTAGTAATCTACATAAGATCTCTTACCTGTAATAGGGGAAATTAGGACATAACCATTTTCTAAACCAAACTTCTTAGCGTTTTCAAAATAGTTTTTAAGTCCAGGAAAGGCGTGAAAATAAGCATCATAAATCTTTTGACCTTGCTCTACACTTAACCCTAGTTGGTCGGCTATACCTATGCCGCTACCACCGTAGTTAATTGCAAAACCTGCTACTTTAGCACTCTGTCTTTTGTCTTTATGTTTCTTTTTAATTTCATCTAAAGTCAAACCTTCTAAGTCATCATACATCTTACTGGCTACAAATGAGTGCATGTCGCCCAATCCCTTATCATAAAACTCCAATAAGGAAGGGTCTAAGCATTTGTTAACTAAAACAATCTGCTCTTGGCCTGTATAGTCACATCCAATAAGTATGTTGCCTTCTTCTGAAACAAAGCAACTACGAGTCTCTTCGTCACTTGGAATGTTTTGGAAGTTTAAATATGCTTCACCTGTTTCTTTGTTACGGCCACCACTAGATAGTCGGCCCGTTGACATAAGTTGTGTATACTGAGTATGTATACGTCCACTTACAGGGTTAATCATATTAATCCAGTTTTCACCATAAGTGCCTAAGTCCTTTTGTGCTTGTTTGTACTTGATGTAAGTTTCAATAATTGGAAACTTTTCTCCAAACTTAAGAAGGTGAGAAGCTTCTATTGTGTCTTTTTCTTCTCCTTTTACAGTGACAGTTGTATTTACACCTAAATCTTTAAAGAATTCTACTACTTGACTAGGTGAGTTCCAGTTGACTGTTGTTTTTATTTCGCTGGAAAATAAATCAGTTTGTGAGTTAATGTACTTCGCAAACTTGTTGTCAATAATAAATTTGTTAAGTTGTTTTTCTGCTTCAAGATAGTCTGCTCTGACTTTATTCATTTTGTTTGTCCATTTTTGGACATCTAACTTAATACCGCAGTATTCTATGTAAGCAAGTACTTTAACAAATCTATTGTCTAGTTCAATAGATTTAAGTGATTCTGTCGTTTTAAGAATTTCTTCTTGTTTTTCTTTTACAATGTGTAGATACTTTACGTCATCTGCTGCGTAGATAATAAAAGGAACTGTAAATCTTCCATTTATATTAGCTCTCTCAGCTTTATTCAGTACGACTCCACAATGTCTTTTAACTGTTTCTAATAAAGAACAACGATGTAAAGTTATACCCAATCGGGTTGTTTTTTCGCCCAAGAAGGTATCGTATACCTTATAGGGTATAATCCTCTCATGATAGATAAACTTTAAATCGAACTTTAAGTTATGACCTATGAGTGGCTTAGTCTCTAGTAGTTCTTTATACAACTGAATATCAACAGTAGTTACGTCTACAACAAATTGATGCGTGTAGTTTCCCAACTGAATAGTCAATAAATCTTTTGTATAAGGATCAAATCCCAAAGTCTCTGTATCAAATCCTATCCACTCTAAAGTATTAAGGGCTTTAATACTAGTCGCAACATCGCATAAATGAATAGGAGAGTCTACTAGGCCTTTAATCTGTTGCTTTAAATCTGTGTTTTCTGTAACTAGATATATCATTTTCTGATTAAAGGGTTAATAATGTTCTCGTATTCCTTAATGATGTAATTCAGTAAGTCATACTTTTGTTCTTGGGATAAATCCCCCTCTTCAATTTTGGTTAGATATGTTCTGTACACATCGTAAACTAGCTTTCTATCGTAGTTGCTAAGCTTTAACTGGTGCACTGAAAGTTCTAACATTGTCTCCGTAGTATCTTCTCCGAAGATTTTATTTAAGCTTTTACCTAAATTCCATACGTGGTGTGGAGTATATAGGTTACACTTAGGGCAGGCAGGTAGTAAGTTCCTAAGATTAAATCTTGTAGTCATCTTGGTTCTTCCAACAAAGTGGGCACATTGCAATCCTCTAGGATCTGATAATACTCCGCAAGCATGACACTCATTTTTATGAACAGCTCTTACTAACCAGGAAGTAACTTGGTCTAACTTGGTTTGAGTTACTGTTTCTTGTTTGATTTTACGTTTATGTTCACGTTTAATCTTTTGTTTCTCCTTACGTTCCTTTACTACGCAACTTGCACATAGTCTTTTAGTTTTGTTAGCGATGGCTTTTATTTTACCACATTCTGAACAAGGTTTAGACTCTACCTTTTTTTCTACTACGCCCTTGACTGGTGTCTTTTTTGGGCCTCTGTTTGATTTTAGCATACAATAAATATAAGAAGTAAATACAAATATAAAAAGTTAGGGGGAGATAATTCAGTCTCCCCCAAAACTTAATTAAGGAGTCATAATATGATACTCAGGGACTGATATTGTTCCTGTAAAAGTATCAGTAATAACCTCTAATGCCTTAGCATTAGTCTTGAATGCTACACCTGTCATCAAGGAATTACGCTTAGACTCTAGGTCAGGGTAATTAATCAAATGATTAGTGTAACGAGTTACTGCATTAAATAGACCATAGGCTGTGTTACCGTGGGTAGCAAACTCAGGAACAATAGCACTACGAATTGCAGATAAGCGATTCTTAGTACGTGTTGTATCTTCGTCTCCTCCAATAATCTGCAGTAACAAGTCATCTGTAACGGCTTCAGGAATATTAATCTTACTTAATTTAATAAGATGTTCTACCATCTGTTCTTCCTGGAACATTGAGTTACGAAGCTGTCCTATAATCTCATTTAACTTTAATCTAGAATTAGTAGTGTGTCTTACCTTCTGAACTTCTTTCAAAGCAGCAAAGAAAGTATTAGCACAAACTACTACTACATTAGTAGCACCAAAGCCAATAGGTGATGAACCGTCATGTGAAGTTAACGCAGTAAGAAATCTCTTAGATGGAGAACCACCAATAGTTACATCTTGTAGTCCTAATTGGTAGTACACTTTAGAACCACCTTTAAGAGTTCCGCCTCTTTCAATATTTACATTAACTTGAGCAGCAGCTTCAAATAATAGTTCTAGAACTTCTCTATTCTGAGTAACGCTATAACGATCACCAACAACGCCTAAGCAGTTGTTAGTATCGCTACGAAATACACCATAAGCAGGGGTAGGCTCTCCGCCTGGTCCATAAAGAGGTAATTTTGAAACAGACCAATCTGTTTTTGAATCAGTTAAAATTTGTTGAATTGACATAGTTGATTTTTTAAGTTAGTTTTAATTTAGTTTTCTTGTTTTGTTTCTTGTGCTGTGAATAGGTTTGAGTTAATTAAAAACTCAGTTAATTCGTTTATTTCTTTAATTCTTCCTGTTGTTTCGCAATAATCATATTCGGTGTTTGAAGTTTGTTCTGTAAGTGCTTTACTTCTCTCTCCGATATATTCTACTATTGCACTTCTGAAGTTGTGATAGTTTAAAGCATCGGCTTTAAGTTTTTGTACAATTATTCCCAAGTTATCCATTTTATTTTTTCTCCATATTGTAATAAACAGAGTCTATTAATCTCTGTAAAGTGGTTACAATCCCACTCTCCGCCTTTATAGACGGCTGATACAGGATGTGATGATATCAACACGTGATGCATTTTGGGATCTACGCAGTCTTTAAATTTCTGTGCGTCTTTTCCCCAAAAACAAAATATCACTCCTGTATCTTCTTGAGATATAGTTTCGAGAACCTTTCTCGTAAACCATTCCCAATATTGTAAGTGTGTTCCTGGCTTTCCTTTTTCTACAGTCAATGCTGCATTTAATAATAAGATACCTTGTTCCGCCCACGTATGTAAGTTTAGGTCAGTCGGAAAGGTTAATGTGTCTTGATATAGATCTTCTTTGATTCTGTTATAAATCATTCTCAAAGAAGGCGGTACAAAGTCTACATGTCTTGGAGCAAATGCTAATCCACAAGCTACAGGCTCTCCTTTATGCTCTGTAGGATAAGGATCCATTCCAAGAATTACTACCTTTATGTCTTTAAAAGAAGTCAAGTTAAATGCTTTGAACACCTCTTCTGCTGGAGGGTAGATGACTTTAGACTTTCTTTCTGATCCTATAAATTTACCTATTTTAATAAACTCTTCTGACTCTATAATAGGTTTTAACTTAAAGTACCAATCATTTGGAATATTAATAAGTTTATTCACTCTCTAATAATTTTTTAATTTCTTCTTTTTGTTCGTTTATTGCCCGAATAAAGTGTTTTTTGTCGCTGTGTCCAATCCCATTTACCACTTTTCTCTTTTGGAAAACTTCCTTAAACTGTTGATTTAGTCTATCATGAGACTCAAATAAGTGAGGTAAGTCTTCTTTCACTGCACTTAATGTTTTTACAAAAGATCTAGTAAATCCTACATCAGAGTCCAATAAGTCATTGGAGGTGTCAATTGCATGGATTACTGTAGAGTGGTCTCTTGAGAAAATATCTCCTGCCCTTTTATAAGTATAAAATAAGTACACATAAAAAATAACCATAGCTTGCATTCTGGCATCTACAACTTCTCTTTTTCTACTTGTAGAGACCAATTTGTTGATGTCAACGTTATGCTCTCTTGCGATAATCGTCAAGATTTTGTACTCTTCATTTGTAAGGGTAGGAAGCACTTGTTTTTTTATTGGTTTTTTTTCTTTTAAGGGATTTAACACTCTATAGTAATACTTTTTAGCTCCTGGTACTTTAAGTATTTTAGACTTAATATCTTCCCTACTGTAACTTGTTCCGTTAAAGTGTTCTACACTTATTTCTATAATTTTATCTACAAAATCTCCAATTGTTTGCATAATTCTAATAATTTTTCTTTTCCGTGGTTTTTATAGATGTCGCTAGGGTCTTTCCCCCAAACAGGGTCGTGATATACACATGGTATGTTATACATGTCTTGCATTTTTTTACAACCGATTATTCCTGCTTCGTCTGCGTCAAACCATAAAAACAATCTATCGAATCTATTTTTAAGTAATTCAAAAGCATTTTTTGACATAGGAGTATTCTCACTCCTGACAGCTACTGCATTAATACCTAGAGAGTGAAACATCATTACATCCTTCAAACCTTTAGTAATAATTAACTGTGTGCCTTTATGAGGCAATTGAGTATATCCTTCTAGTATACCACCAAAGTAAGTACTACGCCATTTAGTTTTTGTTTTTGATAAAGGTCGATATAGTTTAAATCTATCTTTCTCCTTGTAGCGATAACATGGGTCATGATCGTTGTCTATGTACCATAATTCATCATTAATCCAAGCTTTATCTACTCGCCTTACGTCAAAAAATCTAAGTATACTCGGAGTAATTCCGAATTGACCCCAATAATTTAAATCCAACTGGCTAAATTTTGTAACCTTTACTTTAATAGTTGCTGGTTTAACTTCAGGAATTACTTGCTCCTTTGCTTCAAGTAGAAGCTTTTTACGATTAGAATAGTCTAGATGCTTTATTTGAAAATCTGATTCGATTTTATATAAAATATCAGGATAACCATAACCTGTTGCAAGCATTGCTATGTCTAGTGCTGTATAAAAAACTCTCTCTGTAGCATAATCATAAAAATATAGATTACCTGTTTGACTCCACTTAAAGTGACAGCCAGGTTTACTATCGTTACGAAAAGGATTTACATACTTTTTCCTTAAATCTATCTTATCTCCGAAATAAAATTCCATAATGGCCTCTTGGCCTAAGATTTTATACAGTTCGTCTGTATTCGTCTTTGTTTCTATTGCTTCTAAATTCATAAGGAAAAATAAAAGGGGGCCATTTAGACCCCCAGTTTATTAGATGAATGATTAAAAGAAAGGATCAGCGTCTGTTGCTGTTTCTGCAAAAGGATTAGCTGTAGGGGTCGGTGAACCAAAATCAATTGCTGCAGAGTTTCCACCAAACATATCAATTTCGTTTGACTCAGGTGCTGCTTCAGGATCATAAGGCTTGAAGTCATAACCAGCGTAAAAGCTTTTGAAGCCATATTCGCCTTCTACATTCTTCTTAACATAGTCACTGATTTTACCAGCACCTACGTTTAAGAAGATACCTGTGTAAACATCTTGATACTGACCGTCACGGATACCCATTAATACTTTAGCACCCATACCTTTTTCGTTGAAGTGTTTAAAGAATTGCTCAAGTTCGTTAGTACGGCCAGATGCAATTGCAGACCAAGAATCTAATACGAATGGCTGAGTTTTAGGATTTGCATTAGCATAAGCCTTCATCAAGCCATATACAGACTCTTCGCCCTTTTTAGCTTCTCTTACAGACTTCATATCTAGTTTACGAGAATCATCCCAGCTTCCCATCATCTCACTTAATCCTGCTAGGTTAGGTGCCCACGCAGTTTTAGTGTAGTTGTCGATGTATTGGTTTTTACCGCTTTGAGAAGTTCTACTTTCATTAGATACGAATAAAGAAAACTTACCTCTAAATTCTGTTTTGAAATCAGCGTGATTTACATACCAGAAATCTAGACGCATAGTACCATCTTTTTCATATACAGGCTCTTTGGCATCTGTAATTCCAAGAATGTCATTGATTTTAGCTGCAGTAGGATTTACTGCTACGATTTGGATTGGTGCGAATCCTGTAAACATCTTCTTTACAGGGGCTTGACGGGTTTCTAATTGATCGAAATTCATAATAGTTTAAATTATTTTTTTGTTGTTTTTGTTTCTGTTTGTGGTTCTGGGGTAACTGTCTCTTCGGTTTCGTTGTAGTATGCATCAATGATTGTACATACATTCTGCAAGTCATTAGGAATTAGTGTAGTGTCAAACATTCCCATAGGCGACTTAGCAGGATAACTACGCCAACGATTAGTTACAAAGTGATAAGTAGCATTCTCGTCTTTGTCTTCTCCTACGTGAGTGTAAAGAGCAATAGTAAATAAACCTTCTAACACAATTTGGTTATCGAGCATTTTACCGATTGTTTTAATCTTTTGACCTACGATTTTGCCTTCGTCTTCTATATTCTCTGAGTGAGTAATGTAAAAGATTTTAAGGTCATTACGAAGTTTACGAGCTGATGTAAGCAAATTGGTTACATCTTTAGCTAAGTTAGTGAATTTAGAAAAGCCAACCTCGTTAGCTTTCTTCATCATAAGGAACGACATTGAGTAGATGGCATCATCCATTACAATGTTTTTGATGTGAGGGGCTTTCTCACTGATTGTGCCCAACAGCCCTGTGATTTGAGCAAGGTCATCAACTTCCATATAATTCTTTGACTCTACATTGTAAAGCTTCTCTGCACCTTTAAATGGTAGTTCTTTACGAGCTACATTAATGATGAAAGTTTCCTTTGGATTCAAAGTTTTAATTGAGGTTGATTTTCCTGTCCCACTAGGGCCTACGATTGCGATTAATTTACTTGACATATTAGTTTTTTTCTTCTGTTGTTTCTAGTGTTTCTGGTAGTTCCGATTCTTTGTAGGACCAACCGTAATTAAAAATAAAAGCCTGAGCTCCTTTTTTACATAGTTTTTTGTTTTTACTACTGATGTTTAAGATGAAACCTCTTGCTGATTTATTTTCGTACAAATGATTGGTTAACCAGTCTTTGAAATCTTCTTCTTGGTGTATTGTCCACCTGTGTTTAGTAAACCAATTGTGTTCGTGAAAGTCAATATCTTCATATGACGCTCCCACTCTGACGCACATTTCTTTTAAAATAATTTCTAATTCTTTGTTCATAGTTAATAAGTTATTTGTTTCTGTAATGCTCGTAGTAATTGCCTCCAGGCTTATTCATTTCTTCAGGACGTGGAAGTTCTTCAAATTCTCCATTCGCTCCATTGAAATATAAACCTACGCTGGCTCTCTCTAATCCATAGTGACGATCTTTTAGAAACATAAGTGACCTATACTTAGGCCCAAGAAGAGATACATCATAGCCACTATGAGCTGCTATGTTGTGTCTGGCAGGGTTGAATAGTCCCAAAACTACTTCGTAGTCTTGGTGTACTCCCTTATTTAGATGTAGTTCTTCTAGTGACGGTTCAAGCATTTCTTCAATCAAGGCACCTTTATTTGTATACTGTGCTCTTTCTGATGAAGGAGTTTGTTGATGAACAACAATACTAGCCATCTTGTAACGTTTAGAAAATGATTCTAAAATAATGTCTTTGACTACGTGGTCAAATGTTTGATAGGAAGACAGACGCATCTTTGTGTCTGGTGCTATTTCGTTAGATACAAGTGAGATGTGGTCAAGGATAAAAAATACCCAAGTATCATCTGACTTATATTTGTAGCCAATAGGAATCTCTTTACCCTCTTCTATTTCTTTTTTGATTACAGTTCCGACAGCAGGATTATCAAAGTAGTTATTAATATATTTTCTAATACCTGTAGGATTTCTGATGTAATCAATAACTTCTACAATGTCTTGTAGTTTTTGGATGAACTTTTCGGCTTCTTTAATTTTATCCATCAGTTCATTGGTTACTGTAAAAGAACCAATAGACTTCAACTGGGTAACACTTATTGTTATTTTATATTTCTCATAGAGAAACATAGCAATAAACGAAAGCCAAAAGTCTGTCGCACTCTCTTCCAAAGCAAAGTAGAAGATTTTAGGTTGGATAGATGTGTTAAATGTTTGCTTGTAAATATTCATTATGGTGAAATACTTTACAAACTTTGTTTTACCTACGCCTGAAGACGCTGTAATGGCTGTAATGGAACCCTTGGTAAAGCCCCCATAACGAGTAGCAAGTCTAGGGAAAGGAGGTAATATAGAAGTGATTCCTCCAAGTTCCTTGATATTTTTGTTACGTTCAACCGTAGAAATTAACTCTTGAAAATTCATAAATACTTATAAAATGGTTCTAGAGTCATAATCATTCTTACTACCACCGTTATTACGGTACTCTTCACACCATTTTTCTAAGTCGCTTACATCTACTCCCTCAATACGTTTATTAATAAAGTAAATACAATCTCTGATATAACGGATTGATCCCTGTCTTTTAAGAGTGTTTATATATAAGTCAGTCGCCCCTAGGATTTCGTCCTTTGTGTAATCTGTATCAGCTAAAAACTTAGCCATACGTTTAATTACTCCTGGCTTACTACTTGCTTTACCAGCAATACCTATATTTTTAAGACTAAACTTTTGAATAAACTCATCAATCCATTCGATAGGGGTTACCTCTCTTTTACTTTGGATAAACTGTTCAGGATTTTTTCTTACGAATTCTGATGGAGTAGCATTTAGAAACTCTTGTTTCTTTTCCTCGTTAATTTTAGGAGTATTTTTAATTACAAGTTCTCCTATAATTTCACTTGCATCACATAAATCTAATACAGAAGGATGCCATGAATATTTGGTCCCACTACTAAGCAGGATACCTCCTTGAATCCATTCATCAATCTTTCCTTCTACTTCGCAGACTGCCCATAGAATCTCGTAAAATGTTCTTTTCATTGGTTGGTTTTTTGGTTGGTTTATTTTCGACAATCTCTACATTAAGAGGATTTTCAAAAACGGGGGATACGAATTTAGCAGTTTCTTGCGACATTTCCAACTCCTCGTTTAAACTTATTAACAATAAATCCTCCTCGTAATTCCTCTTCATTTGTAGATAGTCTGGATGAGTAGACATACTTTCTCCGTAGCACTCAAACTCAATAAATTTATTATTATTTGTCATGTAAGTTATTAATTATCAATACAATAAAGTTTAATAAAAGGGGAAGTTATTAGCTTCCCCTAAATCATTACAGTTCTTCAAGAACAAAAGTTCTACGTCTGTCTAGAGGTAGGTCTTCGATGGTTAGCATATCGAAATCCACATGAAAAGAGGAGCCACAATGTAGACACTCTGTTACGTTGTATTCTGGGTGATATTGAAGATTATTTGATGTAGTTCCGCAACAGGGACATTCACCTCCTGCAACACTTTCTAAAATTTCTAAATTTGTTTTATCTTTTAAATCTTGAAATGTAGAGTAATGTTTTTCAAAAATAGCAGAGTAATATACAGGCTCAATTTCTCCCGAGGCAACTAACTCAAAAGTTGCTTCTTCTGACATTTTGTTATGGTCTGTTTCTTCCCAGATGTCTTCTTTGTCATATACAGGAAAGAAGTCTCTGAAGTAGTTTGAAGTAACCATTCCATTCTTTGTCATTACTCCCCAGTATTCGTCCCACTCGTATTCACTGTCTGTATGCTCGGTTGAAGTAGATTTAAATGAATTATTCCAGGAATCCATATCATCGTCATTCCCAAATAGACTATCTTGCTTATAGAAAGAATAATCTAAGTCTGCGCTACTTTTCCAAGAACTCTTAGGTTTAGATTCTTGGGGGAAAGTAAGTACAAGATTTTCAGAATAAACTTTCTTAAGTAACTCATAGGCTAGCATACAAGCATTATTCATACTTGGAATATGAATAATCTCTCTATCAGTGTGTTCGTTAAAATAACCACAAGATAGGTTATGTGAGCATACTTTCAAACCTCTTTGACGAAGTTTGCCTACATCAGTACAACTGCCTGTATTAAACTGGTAGCCATATTTTTCTAGCAAAGGAGTAACAACTTCATTATGTTCTTTACTAAAGGTACTGACACCGTTAGTATGGTTAATAAAGTCATTAGTGTAAGAACGTCTGTCAAGTTGAGTTACGATAGAACTATCTTCAAAGAAGTCCATATCGCACTTGTTAGAGCCTATACAGCCACGTTCTTCTCCGTAAAACAATACTACTTTACATGCAGGAAGACGCTTAAGCATTTCTATCGCAAAGTAAACACCTACTGAATCATCAGCACCAATACCGCATTGTTCAGCCTCTACTGTGTCAAAGCCGAACATCCAACTATCTCTTACGATAATATTTAATCCAGGATGATAATCTTGGGCTGTGTCATAGTGAGCTACAACAGTAGGATAATTGTCTGCTTGTCCTTTGACTGCATAAATGTTTCCCTCTTTCTCATAAATCTCTACATCAGGTAACGTAGATTCTAATAGATTAATTAAGAAGTCTTTCTTAAGTGCCTCATACTTGCTTCCTGTAGGAGCTTGTTGATACATAATGCTCGAAAGTAGATTGAAGTCAATTTCAAAATCTTCTACAATCAAATTCTCTTGCTCTACTTCTGTGTAATCTCTTCTCGCTCTATAGTTAGAGGATGTCGAGTAGGTTGACTGAGCCGTTGGTGTTAATTGTAATTGACGTTGTATTTGAGGTTGCGCAGGAGATAAATTCTCCATAGGTAGGTGTGTTAGTTGATTGGTTTGTTTCATGATTTGTTTCGTTAATTTGTTCAATTTGTGTTGTAATTTGTGATTCGACTTCCTCTGTTTCTACAGATTCTTTTGCCATTTCTTGATAATTTGCAGACTCTTCCTCTTCTTCCATTTCATTATAACGGGTTAGAGCTTCTTCTGCTAATTCTCTTTCTTTCTCTTCAATTAGAGTTGCTAAGTAAGGATCATTTGGATGATAGTAACATCCATCAATTTCAGAGTATTCAAAGTTATCATTATGTAAAGCAAAATAACCGTAGTTGTTTTCATACTCAGCAAGGTTTTCATCGTTGTCATGCATAAACATACCGTTACATAAACTTACACTGTCTCCATAATAAATAAAGTCTCCAGATATATCAAATACAGCATCTCTTTGATTTACGTAGACGTCTCTTCCTTCTATCCATATAGCACAATCTCCACATAGGTAATCTCCAGAAGATCTGCCTAGTTCTACGTAGTACATATTTTCCTCGTCTTCTTCTCGTGCACAATTACTACAAGAACATCTACTATTTGCCATAGCAAAATCTACATTACGACTATCGTAACTACCGCCTGTTTGTGAAAATGAAGCGTATTTATTATTAGGAGGACATTCAGCAGTAAGGACTTTTCTATCAACGTCATAATATCTTAAAGTATCTACATAGGGGAAGTTTGCATCTTCTATGATCAAGTCTTCCATAATAGGAGCATCGATTTCTATAGGAGATCCATCGTGATAACCTACTCTACTGTCACGCATATTTTTATAACCTATGGAAGTCAATTGATTTTTTATGATTGCTTCCGCTTTACTGTTATAAAAATATATACGGTCAATATAAGTACCGTTACTGTTAGTCCAGATAAGTGCTCTTGCAGCTACCCCAGCTGTTGAACTACTTTTCGGTTTATAAAGCAAGACAGCCAATTTACAGTTAGGGTTCTCTTCATACATCCTGAAGTAATTTTGACATCTATCGTATCTCATACAAGAGTTCCACAACTGAGAACTATTTTGAGGTAAGTAACTGTTTTCGTGATAGTACTTGCGTATGTCTTGTCCTTCAGCAAAGATTAAATCATAGTTATTATCATTAACTACTATTAATTGAAAGTACTGTTCGGCAAATTTACAGATTGCGTTATCGTTGAATTGATTTCCAAAGATTTTTCTAATTACTTTACCTACGCTTGAGTGGTATCTTCTATCGGGATTCCACAGCATAGACTGAGTAACATCTGTCAATTCAATTTCCAGAGTAGATGATAAAGCATTGTATAGACTATTGTTAAAGTTTATTACATTTCGACCATCTTGAAGAATACGATTTTGTACATAGCCTGACAGAGTTCTACTGTAGAAATGAATTCGTGCATCTTCAGGTATTACGTAAAAACCGTCTTCTGATTTTTGACAAACTACAGGTCCAGCTAATCTACTGGCAGTTACTTTTAAGACAGAGTTTTGTCCAATCTCATAATGTTCCCTTGTTGAGGGATTGTACCTCCTGAGTATTCTTCTGATAGTAACAACTGATCCACTTTTAAAATAACTTTTTGTAAAAGTTTCATCTTTAAACCTGTCAATACGAGCAGTGTCCATGTAAGAGATTTTAGAAAAATCATCTCTTGATAGACCTAAATAATTTATACTACTGTTTTCTTGTCTTTCTTTTGTTAATAAGGCATCAATAATGCTTATTACGTCAGAATCTTCAGTAGATTTTTTGAGCTTTTCTAACCTTTTAATTAAAAGTTTGTCTAAATAAAATCGAGGAGTAATAACCCGTTTTTTCTTTATTTTAAGGGTATTAATAGGATTCTCTTCTATAGCAGCAAGTCTTTCATTTACTTCTGCTACTTTACCGAGAAATTCGTCTGAAAATGGGTCCAAAATACTTGTAGATATTTCGGATAATGTTATTGTTTCTAATGGCATAATTTTTTCGATTAGTTTTTCTGCGAAACAAAAAAGGCTACCATATAGGCAGCCTTTCTCAATTAGTTTAGTTTAGTTTATTTTAATTTTTCAAAGTTTTCTTTTACTTGTTTAGAAATAGGAATAGCTTCACCTTCTCCATCGACTCTTACAAATGTCATATTAGTTTGCAGAAGAACAATTTCGTCTTCCCTGAATACATTGTAGGCTCTCGCTTCTACTTTAAAGGTAGCAGATGTGTTACCCACTTTAACCATTTCTGCGTAAATCTTAACTAAGTGTTTTTCTTTGGCTGGTTTTCTGAATACGCACTGATCTAAGGCAATAGTAATCATATTTTGAGTGTGGCATTTCTCCATTGCGTAGGCGGCTAATGCTGCGTCTACCCATGCAAGGAGTGTGCCTCCAAATAAATTACCGTGAAAGCCTATGTCAGACTTCTTTACTGGGTGTGTTACTAATAGGTCCATTCTTTTTAGTTATAATTTTAAATCCTGTTTTTATACTTTCAAATTTATGAACGATAAGATTTTGGAATTCTTCACCCAGCCATTTGCCTAAATTCATACCTTCTTCTATATATGGACCTCCGCTAGGATCTACCATATGAATTCTGGTCATGTCAGAAACTATAAATACTCTATACTTTTGTAAGTCTTCTTCATGTACTGCATCTTGGAAGTCTTCGAATGACAGTATATTTTTTGGCTTATCTTTTAAGTATTCTTGGTATGCTTGGCCATAATCATTAGCCCAAGCCATTCTGCACCACCTAAAACTACCTTCCCATAACACATTACTATCTTCATCCTTAGTAAATGTGTAGATATCATTGTATCTATTCTTGTACTCGACTGAGTTCATAACTACTATTTGTTGTTTTAAATTTAAGATAACCTTCTTTTTCTTCGATTATCTCAGTAATAACAGTTGTTTGCCAAGTAAAAAATTGATTAAAAGGAGACATAAGCAAAGATCTGCCTACTGCAGGTTCTGGAAATTTTTCCTTAAATGTTCCATCTGAATCCCATTCAATCCATAATACATCTCGGGAAGATTTTTGTAGACCGTCATTTTCTCGAACAAGTTTCCAAAACTTTTTCTCTTCTTCGAATATTTTTAAAAAGTCTGGGTCAACTACAAATTCTCCTTCTTCGTTTCTTGTTAACAGCACTTTAGGCTGTTCGTCTTTTTTAAGTCTCATAAAATTAAATTCTTTTATATTTATTTTTGATTAGTAAAAATTTAAAACATCCTTTGTAAATGAGTAATCGGCATACCCACATTTTGACAACTCAATGTGTTGCCACTCCACTGCCGTTTGTTTATTGTTTGTCATATTTTCTGTGTTTGTGTAAAGCAGAATTAAGTTTTTAAGTTTGTTTATTTTATTGTTTGTCATAGGTTTCTATTTCTTTTTTTACTTCTTCCCAACACTGAAAACCATCTATCCAACCTTTTAATCCTGCCGTTACATTTATTATTTCATCAACTGCAATTAAGGCGTATTGCTTAGTCATTTTATCTATTAATTCTTTGGCTTTGTCAACTGCCCATTGTTCTTCTGTGTATAGTTTCATTGCTCACCTCCTCCGTAGGTTAATGGAACTTCAATTACTTGAACTCCGCAATGGTCTGCGTTGTCCCATAGAGTTGAATCGTCACAATTTAGAATCTCTAATAAATGTCTTGCTTCTTCTTCCGTTGTTTCTTTGGTGTTGTAGATGATGAGAGTTCTTTTTGTGGTGATTGGTGCCAAATTCATAAGATGTTTTTTTACCATTTCTTGTGCGGTATCTGGATTATTCTCGTAGTAATTTTTGATTGCCTCAGCAGTGTTTAGCAATTGATGTTGTGTGTATAGTTTCATTGCCGTTTGTTGTTTGTCATTTGCTATTTCAATTAATTTTTCAAGACAAGCAAGTTCTGCTTCTTCGTATGGTTGATACTTCATCTCCCATTCTTTAGGGTTTGTATTGTAATGACCAATAACAGAAATATCCCACCATGTAGTTTTGTTGATTAGTCCTCCAATATAATTGATTTGACATCTAAGATTGTGGTTCTCTCTAAACCATCTAAATGCTTGTGAGAATGTTGGTGCACGGACCCATCCAGGTCTTAACCAGGATTGATCAGTTGTTAGTACCATTCTAACTTCATGTTCTGGGTTTGGTGACCAACTTGGTTCCCAATTGCAAATAGATTTTTCATCAAATCCAAGTTGCTTTAACTCTAAAGCAAGTTCGTATGGCACAAAATCCAATGCCGTTTGTTGTTTATTGTTTGTCATTGCTCACCTCCTTGTATTTTATCACGCATCCAAATTGCACCACCTAAATAAGATACATCGTAAGGGTCAAATTCATCAAACTCCATTATTTTTTTTACCTCATCAACACTTGGTAGTTCGATGGGTGTTAACAATTCAACTTCATCACTACATTTCCCCTC